ACCGGGAACGGATTGTATCCGTAGCCCTCATACTCTTTGCCGCAGATGCAGCACACTTTCTTTTCTTCTTTCTTTTCCATCACTTCAAATCTTTTTAATGTTTACTTTACAACTTGGATTCCATATCAGCACATTACGTGCAAACAAGACATCACCCGTTTCTATTACGACATGACCGGGCATTTTCGCTCTTCTCACTTTTAAGTCGCTTTGGATGTTTCGCTCCAGCCAGTCATCCAATACGGACCGGCTGGAATTTCCGTCCAGCAGTATCTGGAACACTTCAGTTCCGGTGTAGCTTTCAAAAGCCTTCTCGTTATTATCCATAATCATTTTGGTAAATTATTACTTGTTTGAATGATTCCGTCTTCCCATACCACATAATAGCTTCCCGGGTCTCCAATGGCGCGTCCTTGACAATAAGCTTTATAACCGACCACCCGAATCTTCATATCACAGATATATTTCAATCTTACTGCACCGCCACCCATCGGCTGGCTTTTCTTTTCCTGGCTGATCCAGATGAAACATTTCTTCGGAAAGGTTTCCATCAGTTCCACAGCCTGCGGATAATCCCATCCGGCCACCTGAAAGGAATCGATGATGATAAACTTCGGGCTTTTCGGTTTTTTCAGTCTGGCAATCACTTCCTCCAGACTGCCTTCTGTCACCACACGAAATTTACCCTGCACCTCATTCATCTTCAGATAACCCATACGCCGTTGGAAGCTTTGGTTGATTTTCTCTTCGTAACTCATGTACAGCACCGTCCCATAGTTGCACAGTTCCTTTCCAAGTTGCATCACAAAGCTGCTTTTCCCACTGGCACTGGCACCGCTGATGAACCACGAAGCGTTCTCTGCCGGGAACCCGAAAGGTTTGCTCCATTTCTCATCCCACGGCAGAGTAACCCATTTCTTGGCGGCTATTTCCTTCGGACTGTACGCACGCTTCATTATTCCGCTGTCATTTTAAGTTTCTCAATCTCGGTATAGACTCTTCTCAAACCACCGCATGTCTTCCGTACAATCTGGGCTATATCAGCCCCCGCAGGAGCATTTACCTTGGCTACAATACGTGCCTGGTTGTTCAAGAACTGTTCGCGCTCCTTTCCATCATCCGGAGTCACCTTGCTGTACCGGTCACCATAACGGCTCAACATTTCGGTATAGCCCACCTTCTTACATTCTATGGACCGGTTGATTTTCTCTTTCAATCCGTCTGCCCCCATCATATACCAGGCGCAGCAGCGCTCAGTGGCATTCCATAAGGCCTTCAGTTCCAGGAAAGCTTCATACTGCAGGTCGCCTGCTTCATCGAGGATGATAAGCGGGGTTTCCATCGAACGGAGGTAATATACCAGGTCTTCATACACATCAGAATACTTCCCCTTGCTGTCCACACCAAACTCTGCAGCAATCTTGCGTACCAACTTCAATTTTGTCTTTACCTGCGAGCAGTCGATATAAACGGCATTCTTGTGGCTTTGCACATAATAACGTGCCGTGAAAGTCTTGCCGATATTGGGCATGTCGCACAAGATGCCCGACAGACTGGACTGCTGTGAGAACTCCAGCTGGGCAGTTATATATTCAAAGGTCGGGGTCTTGGCTGCTTTCCATTCCATTTCACCACGGAGGTTCACCCCTAATTTGCGGGCAATGCTTATCCAGTTGGCATCGCTCAGGGCTTTGTCTGTCTGTCCGTTCTTGATTGCACTGTACACAGATGTACTGATGGCTAAAGAGGCAGCATGCTTGGCATCACTGGGATAGTTCGCACGGTTGGCGGCTATCGCTGCTAAAATCTTCTGTTTTTGCGCTTCTGTAATCATAATTCTAACGCTGTTTTAATGTTGTTCTAATTCTATTCTTACATGTCACTGATGGCCCTCATTGCCTCGCTTATTCCGGAGTGCCATTCATAATCTGATTCCGGATCTGCCGACAATTCGGCTGGCAAATCATCGGATAGTTCCACCGGGGGAAGTTCCAGTTCCTCTTCCGGGTCATCCGTTGGCTGATCCGGTGTACCGGTTCCCACCTTTCCGATGGCGTGGTCATTGAGGTATTTGCTGAAATGACTCAGAACTTTGTTTTGCTCTGTATAGGCTACCCGGTCTTCTTCGGTCTGTTCTGCCATCACCCGGTTGTAAGTCACTACCGGACGAACCTTGTCAAGGTAGCGGTCGTTCTGGTACAGGAAGACATCCGTAGGCTTGCCCTCTTCATCCGGCAGATAGTAAGCCGTCACCTTGCGGTTGTTTGGTTCCAGCTGCTCCAGCACTTCCGGACCGCTCAGCCACCAGTCCGCATTTGCCACACGTACTGTGGAATTTCTACGAATACTGGTATCTACCTTTTCTCCGATATATCTGCTCAAGGTCAGTTTATCAAGCGGTCGAAGGGTCGGATTGATTTTGGCTACGAGCACATCCCAACGGGTCATTCCGGGATATTTCTTTTGATTGGGGTGAAGCGTATTGTTCCATTCTTCACAATCGCGCCGGTCGTCCGCCACAAGCTCTTCAAACGTATAATACTTTCTGTCTTCCCAGGTGTGGTTGCTGCTGTCACTCACTTTCTTCTGGTCCACCCGCCGTGCACCTTTGTTATGCCAGCGACCAATGGCTTCATGGTTCTTATGTGCTATGGTTGTCTTGAACGCACCGTTCAGAGCTTCAGCATATTTCTCCTGTGAGTTCTGTGGGGCACAGAAATGCACAAACTTAAATACCTCACCTGCCTTCAGGAATCCTTCTTTATACTTGCTCATCAAGTGCTGCTCCACCTCAATACCGGCTGGAATACCCCATCCGTTGCGTTCGATGAGCCGGAACATATCACGAAAACAGTCCACTACCAAGGCATCATCCTTATCCCGCCCGTAGGCCAGCCCGATACGGCACTGGCTCACCACATCATAAGCATAATAGGCATGCACATACTCGCCGCCTTTCATCCGACGCGGCAAATCCACGTCATCCATCGTTATTTGTGACAGGGAGAACTTACCACCATGGCGGTGCATGTGCGGCATTTGCTCATGATAGAATTCCATACGTCCACGCAAGGCTTTTTCTATCAGCAGCTGGCTTGCCGGGTTGTTCAGTATGTTCCGGATAGTGCTTTCGCTCAGTTCTTTCGGTTCCCCGTTCTTATCCGTAAAGTTTTCCGGATTGAATATCTCTCCTGTTTCCAGATCCCATACTTCCAGTTCACCGCATACAAACGACAGATACATTTCATGCACATCACTGCCGTATGGTTGGTTGGGAAGTACTTTCAAACTCATCACCAGGCGTTCGTCCATGTGAGTTACCTTCCGTTTGTTCTGGTTGCCGAATTTTCCGGTTATCAAACATTCATAACCGTATTGCTTATATTCGTTCACTTTCTTGCGGAAACGAAGGGTACTGGCAGGAAGATCATGACCAAAGTCTTCGCGTAGGGTCTCGATGGTGGTGGCCATCATGTCCCAGTTATATTTTTCACCCATCAGTTTTCGGTAATCATTGTTTCTGTTATAAAGCTTGATACAAGTATTCAACACGGAAGCATTCACCGCATATTTCCGGGCAAGTTCGTCTGTTGCTCTGTTGCTGGAAGAATGAGAAGCCCAATCCAAAAAATAGGCTACTGCAGCCTGATCCAGCACATAGTTTGAGAGTATCCAGTGGCGAAGTGCCTGCTCTGTTCCACCGGGGTTGTCTTCCTTCACCCGTTCCAGACACTCGGTAGGCAGGCTATTGAGGGCGACCAACGCGCAATTTCCAGCAGCACCTCCACCACGACGCACCACCTTGATACGGCCACGGTTCACCCAGTTCCTGTAGCAGGATTCGGTGATATAGCCGCCATCTATGAGCTCACGTGCAGAAATACACTGTATGTTACCGTAATACACCAACATAGCCGCCTCCTATCTCAATGCCGATGCAAACGCTTGGATTTGGTTAATATCGGCAACCATCACATGCTCGTAAGTCTTCACCGTTTCTCCCTTGAATATTACCTGACCGCTACCATCATTACGGTCAAGCTCTATCAAGGCACCGTTCGGACAGTACTGACGCATCACATTGTCATAATCATGGAAAGTTTCTATTTCCGGAATAACAACCATCACAATACCGCCACGATCCATGGCCAACTTACGGATCTTTGCAGAAAGTTCGGAGTTGCCACGACGGTCATCAAACCGGATAGCGTTATAAACAGTCTTCTCTGTCACGTTGAGTGCCTTTGCGATAAAGTCGCGGTCGGCTTTCGTAATGTGAATGTACCTCTTGTTCATATCTCACTTGTTTTAATGATTAATATTGGGGGGAGTCCGGGGAATCGAACCCCGGCACAAGAACCATGCACTCCCGTGTGTCTTTCCACACCGTCACCCGTCTCTTAACGCCTTCCGGGTTGTCACGCTGGGTTTACTGTTGTCCCTCAACCTTTTCACCTTTTTCAATAATCCCAAGAAGTATAGTGAATTTCTCACGTATCTTCTGGTTCACTTCCAGTTCCAACGTATGCGCCAAATTTGAAGCCGCACTGGTGCTGTTCTTGCGGATGCTTCCGGTAAGAAGACTATCAGTCAGACTGTTTATCTTGCTTTCCATGTATAACTTTACATCATCATGGCTACCGGCAGATAAAACCACCTTCAAGGCACGGTAACAGGAAAGTTCACGTTGCGTCTTGTACATATCCTCGGCATACCAGCAGAAGAAATGTTCAAAATCCTCATTCATGTCTTTGGTGTACTTGTCAGCCTGTCTTACCAAATCATCTATATGGGTCTTTACAGAACTGAATACAAAATCCCAGCAACTCATTTTCTTGTTTTCCATAATCTCACTTATTTAAATTCGTTTATAATCGGTTTCAAACTCACGCCGTAACAACTCATCAGGCGGCGGATAAGGTTCTTCACATAAAAATCAGGTGCGGAAAACACAATCCCGGTCTCTTCGGTATATCTGAAGCTGATACCGTCCATCATCAACACGTAAGCCACCTTGTGCTTCACGCTCTGTGTCTGCCATTCTTTTATTTCTTCGTTCATTTTCTTTAATCCTTAAAATTCGCTAATCACATGCCTTTTTCGTATATTTGGCGCGGTGTTCCTTTTTGAACACGCTGCAAATATATAGAATATTTTCGACACTAAAAAGTTTTATGTAGATAATTTACGACTTATGACGAATATTTCCGACAGGATTGCAATCCTAATTAAAGAAAAAGGTATCAGTACAAGGGCACTTGAACAAGCTATTGGGTGCTCGAATGGAGTAATTTCAAGATGCATTAGCAAAGGAACAGATATATCAAGTTTATGGGTGTCGAAAATTATCGAAATACATAATGATATAAACCCTACCTGGTTACTTACTGGGAAAGGTGATATTTACTATAATACATCATCTACAACAACACAAACAACCGAACTATCCTCTCTCCTTGCCTTAATTAGAGAAAAAGAAGAAATCATCAGGGAACAAGATAGAGAAATCGGACGCTTAGAGGAACGAATCCGGCAAATGACAATCGAAAAGGAAAAACATGTATCGGATGCGCCCATTTCCGGTACTGCAAATGTCGGGTAGGCGGATTTACTATTACCATACACCGGTGATGGAAAACGAAGCGTACCCCCTATCATCCCCCATGATGTCCCCCTCCCAAGCAATCCCCCTCCCCTACCATTATATAAGGGCATAAAGGCACTGATATTGGGGAATTTAAAAAGTAAAACGTGAAAAATGATAGGTTTTTAGGGGGGGGCTATCAAATAAAAAACAAGGGGTATTTTTAAAATTGTGGTATTTTAGCATGTCTGTATCGCACACCGCCAAAACCCTATTTTGAATATCCAGTTCTATAAAAGTGAATATCCACTTTGAATATCCACCTGAATATCCAGCGTCAAAAAAGACCGATTTCAAGCACAAAAAAAGGGGAGGTATAACCACCTCCCCACACCGGATCATTCTAAAGCCGTTTTTATTGCCTTTTTAGCCGCTTATTATTCGTCTGATACATTTCCACTACGCCCGCAAGAAATGAGCGTAGATTGCTTTATTATAGCCTTTTTGGTGCATACAGTCCCGTTACCAGATAATCCTGCATGAAGCAGATAATTCTTCGTTGCGCCCACCTGTTCTGCCGTCAAAACAGTATAAATGGCCGTTATACTACTAAAATACCAGTCTTTCCGCTTTGTTCCTTCTATTCCGTGTGTCAAATGTATATGTATTACCTTTGCCATAACTAATAATATTTTGTCGCAAATATACCAAATAACTATTATATGGAATAATTTAAGCAGCATTATATCAAATAATCAGGCACAAAAAAAGCAGCCGCAGCTGCCACTCACTCCCCCACCAGAATCAACCATGTAAGCCTTATGTAAACCCAATTAAACCTATCTGCAAATCTGTATGCCTAAAAAGCACATAAATGTAGCTGCAAATTAAACCCACGTAAACGTTTCGTTTTGCAGAGCCATCCACTCATATTTTGCATAACATTTTGTATATCAATAGGTTTGATATTCTTTCCGCTCAATCCTCAATATACGTTTCGTTCTGTGCCCCATAATTGCTTTGCATAACAGTATATTACAATCATACAGAACGATATAAAATAGGCATTAATAACGCAGTAATGTAGACACATAAAAAACAGAGTAATCAACAACATAAAATTCAATCTCTTATCATAAGTTTTATAAAAAGATTTAAGAAACCATAGAAGTAAAATAAAATTCACAATTCCCACTTGTGCCAACAAACGAGCTTCAAAACATTCACAGATATAGCCATGTATTAATAATGATTTTTGATAAGGAATTCCAATTCCTAATAGTATATTAGGAATATCATAGTTTAAAAAACACAAATTATCATTTAAGACATCATTCCTAGCTGAGTTAGAGCTTATTAAAGCGATATTTTGGATATCAATCCCAATAAATAAACTATAGACTATCAATACGAATATAATAACATGATATATCCCCAATCTTTTTCTTGTCATTTTCTGCCCCAAGTATATATTCAATTTTATTGCAATCAACAAAACCAACGCACATAATAGTGCTGTCTTGGCACCAGTAAGAAAAATTGCTACAACAAAAAGAATGTACCATAAATTAGTGAAATGACTATGAGAAAGTCTATTTCTAATGTACTGAAGGATGATTCCGACACAAAAAACGAAACCACTCTTTTGAGGCTGTAACATCAAGCCAAAAGGCCTAATTGCCATTAAACCAAGATTGTCCGATTCTCTCAAATATTGAGAATCAACATCATAAGATGCCATTGCCTTACCCACTAAAAAAATTCCATCATAATCACCTAAAGCCAACAAATTTATATAAGTAAATTCGTATAAGGTGAATAATATATGCATCTTGCAACACCAAAGACAAAGTTTTGATAATTTATCAAAATCCAAAGGTAATGATGCCATTACAGCCAACATTATCAAGAAAAGGAAAAATCTATAATTCTCATTAGCAAACCCAGCCTCATCAAAACCGTTGTAACTTATAAAGCTTGATATTATAAAATAAATAAAGAAGTATACAACAAATTTGCTTGCAGTTGGAGACCAAATTTTTTTAGTAAATTTATGTTTTGCAAATCCCCATACTACCAGTCCAAATGTCACAATCTCAAGTATTATAGATGTTGATACATAAAACCTTAATGGAGCTGCTAAAAAGATCAACAATACTAAAATGGAATATATATCAATCTTAAGTAGATAAGATTTTATATTAAGTATCATAATGCTTATTCACAAAAAACAACATTTAATAAATTGTATATACAATATACTACTTCACACACAAATAAAATTGTCAAAATAGAAAAGATTTAAAATATGCTTTCAATGTGACCTTAAAAAATTAGCATTCAATTTTGACATATAGCTCAAAGAAACTTGCCACAAGGCGATTTCCTAACAAACAACATCAAAAAGGATACTGATTTTTATGACTTGTTGTAAGCACTCAATTTAGGGCATCCCCCTTCGAAAGGGCACTTTTCAGTGCCCTAAACCGAGTTTTGTTAATTAATTAGTCTTGAATTTAACATTGGCTGGTAGCCAAAGTGATTTT